GACATCAGCGTGGGCACGCCTACCCGTCTTAGGGGACTACGGTTGCAAAGACTTAATCGCATCCCTGGTCGCACGACTACCGCATTACTGCGATATAGCAGACTCTGCAAAAGCAAGCTGTAGTATAGTAGAAAAGAGAGAAAACGAGAATACGAACAGAAACTTTAGCCAAAAGGGGAGCGGCACTTCCTCCCCATCGTGAATGATGGGGTCTCCGTGCCGTCAAAGCGATGATTGTAAAAACTTTGATGAGAATGTCGTCCGACAAACGGGAATTCAAAAGACTGTTTAACAAAGCTTTCCCAGACGACCAATTAACATTTGATATTTAATTTGAAAAAAACAGCTCCTCGACACTTGTCGAGGAGCTGAAACTAAAGACTAGGTTTGCCCTACAATCATATAAGAGAAACTTGAGACGTCGGTCGCCACTGCTACGCCTGTAGCGCTGTAAGAAGCTACGGTGAACGAAACGCCGGCCGAGATTGTATAGACCAGGAAGCCTAGGGCTGGAGTAGCATTTAGTGCGTTTCTAGAAATTATTATTCTGTCTGTCGCAGCAATGTTCGTGTTTAAAATTGTGACCGTGCCGCCGACCAGCGTGCCGCTGCCTATTGCGTCCGTCGCAGCTCCGCCATTCATGGAGATCTTTGTTGCAACACTCGTCAGGTTCAGGTCGCCCGCTATGTTGACAGCGCCGCTTCCTGCATTGATCGTAGTCGTCGAGGTTGTATTCGTCGAACCGATCGTTACCGTCTGCGCCCCTGCTCCAGTAGCAATTTTAACAATGTTTGCTGATGTAGCACTATCGCCAGCGATATTAATTGTCTTAATACCAGTGTTGTTCGCGATATTGATTGTGCGGGCTCCCGTGCCTCCGTCGAACGTCATCGTTCCTGTGTTTGCACCTGTTCCGGAGATGGTATAGGTAGTAGCTACGTTGCCTTCTAGAGTAAAGTTGCCTGTACCAGTCTTTAGATCAAGGCTCGAAGCGCCAGTTACCGAACCAATGGTAACTACGTTCGCACCAGCTCCGTTTGCAATCGAGACAGTCTTTCCGCCCGTTGACGATGCTATATCGACTGCCTGAGCGCCAGTACCGCCAGCAATTGTCATCGTTCCCGTATTAGCGCCAGTGCCGCCAAAGTTGATAGTGCCGGACGTTGTGGTAGGAGCAAAAGTATAAGCTGTAGTTGCAGCGCCATCCAAGGAGAAGTTCCCCGTACCAGCCAGCAAAGTAAGAGCTGCAGCGCCAGAAGCAGATCCAATAGTCACAAGGTTAGCGACTGCGCCCGTAGCGATGTTCACTGTCTTAGCGCTGGTTGCCCCGCCAGCAATATTTACCGTTGTGGCACCCTCGCCTGCACCGATCGCGACAATGTTGATTCCAGAAGAGGAACCCAATGTCATCGTGCCCGTCTGTGCCGTTCCGCCTATTGTAGTTGTACCGCTTGTCTGAGCTGCACCCATCACGATATTAGAGGTGGCCGCAGTTGCCAGAGCAAAATGGCCAGTACCAACGTTCAGCGTCATCGCAGCCGCGCCAGTGGTCGATCCAATCGTCACCAGGTTAGCGACCGCGCCATCTGCAATATTAATTACTTTAGCAGAGGTTGCCCCACGGGCGATATCTACCGTTGTGGCACCCTCGCCCCCTCCGATCGCGACAATATTGATTCCAGAAGAGGATCCAAGAGTAATTGTACCCGTTTGCGCCGAACCGCCTATAGCAATTGTGCCAGTAGTAGTAGAGGCACCAATTGCATAGGTAGAACTAGCAACCCCATCTAACGAGAAGTTACCAGTACCTACGGATTGTACAATTGCTGTAGCGCCCGTCGTGTTGCCAATCGTGATCGTATGGGCTACCGCATTCGTACCAATGTTTAGTGCGCCGGTACCTGCATCAAGTACCAACGATGTGGCACCCGTCGAGTTGCCGAGGGTAATTGTACGCGCAGCAGCTCCAGTACCAACATTGATAGCCTGAGCGTCCGCATCGTTGCCAATCGAGATAGCGCCTGCCGAGCTATTCAGCTCCAGGACCCCATCAGCGTCGAGCAGCATCGTGTCATCCGAATTCAGGATGATATCGCCCGCTCCGGTAGTGGTTACAGTAAAGTGGCCAGTACCGGTATTGACTGCGACCGCGGTTCCTGCCGTCACGTTGCCGATGGTAATTGTTCGCGCCGCGGCTCCAGTCCCTAGGTTCACTGCCGCGGTGTCGGCATCAGAGGCAAGATTGAGTGCTGTTCCAGCCGTCAAGATAGTCGCAGATGCATCTAGCGAAGCCAATCCGCTAGCGCCAAGAGTTGTGAAGGAACCCGCCGCAGGCGTGGTACCGCCAATAGCTGGAGGAACGGCAAGCAGTCCCGTCAACTTTAAAGGGGTGACTATTCTAGCATCATCAGTACCAGTATTGGTTTCGGCTTGTGTAGCCAGTTCTGCGATACCAGCAAGCGTCTCGCTGGCAAGAGGGGCGCCAGCGACGGCGATAAGGCCAACGGTATGAGGAGTCATTGCCAATGTGGTAGATGTTCCGGTTATCGCTTCTGCATCCGTTGCAATCTCAATTTTACCCTTTACGGTAGTCGAAGCATCTGGGAACAAAGTATCAATGGCGGAATCAAGAGTCGCTGGAGAAATCGTCAGGATCTCAGAAGTTCCTAGAGCGGCTTCGGCGGTAGTAGCAAATCGAGCTTGGCCTGTTGAGCTTGTGTTGGCTTGTTTGCCTACATACGATGTGGGATTTGCAAATTTAGGCATAGTACTCCTTGTAAGATTGTTGCACCTCCCACAAATATATGAAAATCTACATTATTTAGTAGGCTTCAGTGGATTTAATCAACAAATTGTAGTACTTTACAGGAATGCCAAACTACCGTCATACTTCTATCCGCATTCCAGAGAAATTACTCACTGAGTTAAAAATTATGTGCGTATTGACGAACACTACGATCGGAAAATTTATCGCGATCGCTGTTCAGGAAAAGATTAACGAACTTAAAAAATCAAAGGAAATCGGAAAATGCTAATTGTTATTGGTATTGTTTTATATATTTTAGCGTGCGCTTGGGAGACAAAATGTGAAGAGTCAGATTGTAGCGAATACTACTAATCCCCGAAAGATTTCTAAAGGCCTGCCTCTAATTTAGATAAAGATCTTATCATCGCTGGTAAATTTTCCTCGCCGGCTGACTTAACAACATTTATATAATGGCTTCTTAGAGTAGGACTTTTTGCAACCCTATAAAGTACCTCACCTGTCTTAATGCCTACAAAAGAAGCTGCTGTACCTGCTGCAAGTTGGGGATGACCAAGAAATGCTTCTATGACAATTCCTTCAGCTATTCTCCTTGGGAGTTTCCCAATATGACTCTCTAAAAACCTTGTAAATTTCTTGCTGTCCTGGATAGTGGCATACCCCTCATTAGCCTCCCTCCATTCTTTTAAAAACTTTGGGTTTCTTTTTCCATATTCATTAATTTCTTTTGATATAACATCTTTAAGTTTTCCGTACCTGAACTGCAAATTTTTCTTTTCAGTCTTATCTAGATCTCCAAACAGGCCTTTTGAATTCATCCTTTCGTTTATATTATGATATGACTCCACAAGATCTTGAGCTGGATACGATCCACCAGAAACTTTTGACTTTAGCTCAGAAATAGCACTCTTTATTTCATTCTTTGAGGGCGTTGAGATTCCTTTAGAAAGTTCGTTCTCTAAACTTTCCAATCTAGATGTAAGATTACTTGTGTTAACCATTGCTTTTTCTGGTATTAACGCTTTAGCTTTTTTGAATTTATCACCCACGAATCTATCAGCCATTTTCTGATTCTTCAGACCCATCAGCCATAATGTTCCAATCTCAGAAGCAAACTGACCGCCTTCCCCAGCACCCAATTTTTCAGACACCTTGCTAGCACCCTTTGCCCCAGAGGCTTTTGCAGCAGCAGATAAAAGATTCTTTATCTTAGATGGATCTTTCCCCACTAAAAGCGAGGATGAAAGTTCTACAATGCTGTCGCCAAACTCTTCGGCAGCACTTTGGGGATCGGTAAACCCATTCGTCAATTCACTAGACTTCTTTTTGATGTCGGAGCTTGTGGGAAAACTTTTTAAAAAAGTTTTACCTGCCTTTTCGATGAAGTTAGGTTCTCTTTCTAAAAACTTAGGCCCTTTTGGAAGCTTACTTCCCAACCACTCTACCATGTTAATTACATCACCAGGCATACCAACAAGAGTCTCTCCGATCCTTGATGCCGTTCGCGCTACGTGTCTTACTGATTCGTTTAAAAAACCACTTTCTTCAGGAGCAGCATATTTTGACCAGTCTGTTTTTACTACCTCTGGATTCAAAACAACCTGTTTACTCGCGTTGGAATTTTGATCCTCTTCAGGAGCAACATATTTTGACCAATCGGTTTTCATCGCTTTGACGGCACGGAGACCCCATCATTCATGATGGGGAGGAAACGCCGCTCCTCTTTTGGTTAAAGTTTCTGACCTTAGACGCCTTTTTTTACTGGAAGGAAAACCCATCTTTAAGGGCTTCTTCAATCTTATTTGGTGGTATATTGTAAATCTTCCCTTTAGAATCTTTAAGTTTAATCGTTTGCTGGAACTTCTCAAGGCTGTCGTTGATTCCGGACTGGAACTCTTCTTCTATTTTCTGTAGCTCGGTTCCTATTTTTTCGTTTATCAAAAAACCCATATTTCTTGGTTTTATTCCTTTATTTTCAGACAAAACTTCCTTGTATGCATCATAACGAAGTTTACGTGCCTTGTTTTGCAACCTCCTATTCCTGACGATCGCGGCCCTACCTTTTTCAGAGTTAACCAAGGATGGAATTGACTTTAGATAAGCCTGAACTTCGTAATTTGTAACTCTTCCACCAGGAAACACCTTAGAAACATCTCTAAGGTAATCCGCTTCAAGCTTTGTAAATTCTTCTGTATCTGGGTTTCCCAAAATTCCAATAGGAAGACCAATTACACCCATTGTTTTCACCATCAAAGGGGTTGATAAGTTACCCTCTTTTGACAACTCTTCCATTCTGCCAAGTCGTTGATCTTCAGATTGTGCGGCTTTATATTCGGATTCAATTTCAGTGGCTAGCTGTGATACCCTTTCAGCCTCAATTTTTTCTCCCGTTGATTCAAATACCGGCTTCTTTTGAGCTATTATTGATCGCAAGCTGGTAGGAGATAAAGAAGACAATTCTTCTACTGGGACTTCCTCACCAGCTGCATATCTGGCCAATATTGCAGAATCTTTTTTACTTATATCGTTTTCAGCACTTTTATTTTTTAGATCAATGATTGACTTTTGAATCTTTGGGTCAAGATCCGCTATAGAAGGATCCAAGCCAGCTTTTTCATAAGCCTCTTTTGAGGATTTTTGCCGTTGTTGTTCGGAAATCTTCTTATTTCTATTCTCTAAGATAGCAAAAGCTTGGTCGCGCCGCTCTGGAGAAACCCGCTTCAAAATCTCTGTCATCGCGGTTTCGGTATTGATCGGATTTTCACTGCGAAGAGCCGATCCTAGGATCTGATCAATCGCAGAAATATCCATTTGTTTGCGATAGCCCTGCGACGCATTTACTGCCGCAGCAAATGTTGTCTGGAATGGATCTCTCGGGTTCATCGCTTTGACGGCACGGAGACCCCATCATTCACGATGGGGAGGAAGTGCCGCTCCCCTTTTGGTTAAAGTTTCTGTTCGTGTTCGTGTTCTTGTTCTTGTTTTCCCTAACTTGTGCTATGTGTATCCTCTTCTGTTTCCGGACTGATTATTATCAACACTTAGACCACTAGAAGATTGTCCAAAAATCCTTTCAAGAAGATCACTATATCCAGGACTTGCTAGATATCCAGATGCAGCCTGACCCATTCTTTCAGAAGATGTGTCACCTGGAGCTACTCCAGGACCAGCACCCTGAGCAAGGCCAAGTGCCCTCATCTGACGATCCATTGCGCTTTCTTGAAACTGACCATATTGCTGACTAAGCAATTTTTGCATATCAATACCGGCCCGAGTCAATGCATCTTCCATGCCAGTTCCGCGTTGCTGGCCAGATGCTATGTAGCTTTGTTGAATCTGGGGAGAGATTTGGTTGCTGAACATGTCTATCGTTGGATCAACATATGATTTTTGAAATGCATCAATGTCCGAAGCAAACAGGTTAGCATATGGACCGCTTCCCTTAGTCCCCGCAAGAATCTCGTCCACAGATTTCCTTTGCTGCTTCTGAATTGGAGACTCTTTAGGCTTACTCTTATTGAGAAGTCCAGAAGCTACAGGCCCAGCTATCGAGGCAAGTAGATACATTGTCATTGGGTCCATTTTCCTCACTTTGACGGCACGGAGACCTCATCATTCATGATGGGGAGGAAGTGCCGCTCCTCTTTTGGCTAAAGTTTTTGATCGTGTTCTTGTTTTCCCTAACTTGTGCTATACTACAGCTTGCTTTTGCAGAGTCTGCTATATCGCAGTAATGCGGTAGTCGTGCGACCAGGGATGCGATTAAGTCTTTGCAACCGTAGTCCCCTAAGACGGGTAGGCGTGCCCACGCTGATGTCAGCATACGGAATGGCTCCAGGGAACAGAGCAAAGACCCTGAATTAGAGCTAAGGTAACGGGTTGGTATTCTCGCTTCGTGCATAAGTTGCCTTCTTAGTTACAAGCTTTCGGCTTTAGCCGGGAGTAGTTGACCAATATCATCCCAAGTAAGAGCCAATCCCCTAGGACAGAGAGGAAGCGCGGCCTCCTGTTAAAGTTTTTGATTCTACGACAGCGTCTTCCAAAAGACAGCGGTCGGTGAACTGTGTTTCGTTAATATCTCAACTTTATTAGATGACGAGTTGATCGTCAAATCACCGTCGCTCAATAAAATGTCCGTAGTGGATCCGTCAGTGGTTCTAACATAGACATCGGGCTTGCGATTGATAGCAATAGCCAAGTCTCTATACATGTCCTCCAGCATCTCAAGCAAGCGCTCTGGTGTGACATTATCTCGATTGCCAATATCGTAATTCTCTGAAATCTTAACCACTCGTCATGCCTCCTGCTCTGCAATGGATTCTAATACTAGTTATTACCGCCTGTGTCGCAGGACTCTCCTGACGAATCTTAAATGTAAGAAAATCCGATTCTTGGTTCACTATCGCCGTTATCCACTTTCGTTCTTTCGTCGAAGAACCAGGTTGAAGTAAGACGCCGCTCTTAAATGGCGATTCCTCTTCGTCAGCATACATATCCAGATAGACGAATCCACTATTTGTATTCAAAAGAAACTCTAGATGGCTAACGAAAACCTTTCTCCCCTTGTCTCGATAAGGATTGAAAGGATTCATCGTCGCTTCAAATAAAATAAGCTTCGAGATAGAGCCGCCTGTAGTATAGGCGCTCCAATCGGTAGAATTGGCATTAACCGTTATCGAATTCAAGGATGCCGCAGTTATAGTATATGGCTCTAAATCCGCTTCAAGATTCGATGGATCAAAATTATTTATCTCTGTCATGCCTTCGACATTAGCAATGACAACACGATCACCTATAGCAAACGCCTGATCGCTAGTAGTCAAAACAGCAGAACCCGCATTAGTTATCGCTGTGATGTTGGAGAAGTAGTCGTCATAATCTTGATTTAGTTGATATATGAATCCCGAGTCGTCGCCAGCAAGAGTTTTCTGAGTGCCTTGCGTTACACCAATAGAGTTCCAAATTTCCTCTGTGGTATCCCATTGTGCCCACGAAGGATTCTTTGTCTCATCAATATCTTCCCAAGTAAGAGCCAATCCCCCATCGGTTTGACCAAATACCGTAAACCTGGCGTCGTAAACTGACCAACTCCCTTCCTCGTAATTATTCACTAAGACAGTATCTTGGGTGGAACCTTCAGTACCTGCCTCCTTGTACGACCAAAGAAACTGGCCATTCAGACGGTCAAATCCACCGTATGTAAGATTAAATTCTGATGGTAGAATGTCATCGGTAGAAAAGTAAGGGATCTTATTGTCGACTCGCAAAGACTCCCTTGAGTCCGTTGCAATAATTCCAGTTTTTCCAACCGAACGAATTTCGTTGTTCCAGCTAGCGAATGAGAACGGCGCATCAGTTCCAATTACTCCTGGCACTTTACGCCAAATATACGGATTGAATGGATCTCGTGTTTTTTCAAGTACCCAGTTACTACGAGAAAAATTACCAATTATGTAATTCCCAAGAATGGAAGCGCCGTTCAAATATTCCTGAGTGTCAGCAGGCAAAAGGCCAGCACCAACAGTGTTGAACTTGTCTCCATTGCCTGAAACACTCCTAATAGCAGAGTAAAGAACGGCCTGAGGATTATCTAATCCACCGATCAAAGGCTGGAAAAGGTTCAGACGTTCACCAAAATAGATCACATACCAAGCATTGGTAAGCGCACCGCCGGAAGGAGCTTGGTAGTCTGGATTATCTACTAAATTTGTGAAGCTAAGGACATTCGTTCCGTCATACATGTAAATGTCTGACATTCCCTTTCCAGTGAATACAAACCGTTGACTTCCATCCCCAAAAGGATAAGTGGTACCTGAAACATAGTCTTCGTCGGTTGCTATCGCAAACCCGCCTCCTGGAGCTGCTCCAGCCATGGGGACTTGGTCGAAGGTGTTTGTTCCTTCGTTGAACTTGTATAAAAATTCTTTCGATATTACCAGGAGCTGCTTTGAGCTGTCGGGAAGAGTATGCTCAAAGATTCCCATTACCCTGGTTCCGTCAGCAAGACGACCCGATGAAAACTGAGTGAATCCCTGACGAGATTGCAGGACTTGACGATAGATATAGCCATTCCGAATGCTTTGAAATGAGTCGGCTGGTTCTAGATAGTTTACACCATCCTTAGCTACACCTGTCCTATAGCCTGTTATCTCGAAGATATCCATCACATTGCGCGCGCGAGTACTTTGTCCTTTAGGACAGAGAGGAAGCGCGGCCTCCCGCTAAAGTTTTTGATCAGCCGCCGAAGACCACAAACCAACATTGAATAGGATCAATAGCCGCTGGCGATCCAGCATAAGTAAAAGTTCTAAATTTAAAAAGCGCCGTGCTCTTGACGTTCGTAAGCGTAGAGGCCGCCGACATAGTAAATACCCCAACATCGTTAGCCGTGGCTGTATTCCGAACGCAATCACCAAGAACAAGATAATTATTAGTTGGAGTCGCTGCTGCGAATGTTGCTGTAAAAACCCCTGCAGAATCTCTTACTATAGTTGAAATATTATGTTTATATTGGATAGTCACCACACCGCCTACAACAGTGAAAACACCACACGCCCGAATGCCAAGCATCTGCATGACCTGCGACGCATTTCGAAAATATGGTTGAATGTCCTGGTTTGTTGGAGATTCAGCGGCAGTCTTTTCTCGCAGATAGATATTTCCATCCATGCCTGTTGAAATCGTAGCATCTACTGCTTGCTTAGGCATATTGACAAACTTATGGCGACCGTCTTCGTTTGTGCCAATATTCCAGTAATGATCGTTATTCAGCGTAGTTTCTATGTACGCTGTGTTTTGGACGCCAGGCGTCTTATTGGCACGCACAGAACTGCTGCCTATTGGCCAAGTCGAATTCCAGGGCATTTACATTCTCCTTTAGAATCGCGGTGCTGATCTTTGTTGCTTTATCTGGTTATGCGTCCTTGTCAACAGCAAGCGACGCTCTCTGTTGAAACCACGCTGTATTTGTCCTATATTCTCCTGGTCGAATCTATAGTCCATCGCGTAATTTACCGCTGAACCGTAAGCCAAGTATCTAAGCCAATAGTCATGGGGTATAGCCTCGTTCCCCGTGGAACTAAACTCTGGATTGATCTTGTACCCGTATATTTTGACGGTATATGTATCGTTTGGAATCGTTCTAAAGACTAGCTGGTTTCCGTAGTACAAAACCTCAGTAGGAAATCCAGGTGTCAAAAGATCTTCATTGTTGATACCCCAAAACCCATGGAAAACTCCCGGATCTTGATATAGATCTACCGGATTCCAAGAGACAGAACTCCCAACCGGAGCAGCAAGAGAAATCAAAATCTCTGATGATAGATTTGAAAATAATATAGACGTCTCATTGCTTGGAAAGGTATAAACGCCGTCTGTCGTTCCGTCAATGTCAAAAGATAAAGCGCCAAATTGCTCGAATACGTGAAGGTCGTCCGTCATCGTCAATGATGTAAAATCGTTGAGATACTGCAATAGTGTAGTATCGCTAGAGTCTGAATCGTTTTCGTTCCTGCGGTTTATCGCCAACCTTATAATTCGGAGAACGTCCGATACATACCTTGTCATCTTTATTTTAATCCGCGTAAATTGTTCTTAAAGTAAACCTCGGATCCTTATGGGAAATTCCAGTTTCTTTTGCTCCGTCCTTCCCCTCAAACCACTTCCAGACAGGAGTGCCCTTCTCTGATAGATAAGAAATAATGCACTGTGGAAGATCGTATGTCTGACCAGGAACTAGTGTTTGGTCAAAGTGAATGAAATTATTAGAAACATACACCTTCAAAGGATTTCCTGGCTGATCCACACGACCAAAAACAACTCTAGTCGTCGGATGGAGCTCAATGGGGCACTGCTTATAGGGATATCTACATAGTTTTAACTTTTTATTTAGACGTGCGGCTTCTTCGTTATACAGACGATAATCTCGAATACTCTCTAATGGCATCTCGTCAATGGATTGCTTTTCTTCGGAGATAGCCTTATCCATTATTTCCGTTTTTGCGGGTCTTCCCATTTAATACTCCACATTAAATTTTATAATATCGCATGCGCGATTGTAAAATCGCGCATGCAGTTTTTCGTTAGGTTACTAGATCACCAAGATCGGTAATTTTTCCCCACTTATATGATTCAATCAAGAACACGTCTGAATCTGCACCCATAACTGATGTTCCAACAGTTAACTTATAAGTAACTGGATCGTAGGAATATTCGTTAGGAACGTATGGTGTGCTCTCGTAAGGGGATACTTGCGGGTTGTTCAACGACAAAATTCGTGTCTCAAGAACAACTCGACCACCAGACACCCATGCAGTATAACCAGTTCCATCAACAGGCTCACCGCTAACAGGATCCTTCAGACTGAAGGTTGTCGAGGTCAAAACAACGATCTGATAGCGATTGTTGTTCAACTGATCCATCCCACGAGCGGTTGGCATGTCCGAGCCAAGGTCCGTGATTCGAACGATTTGGTTAGTCTGGAAGCCATGTGCTGCAGTTGTTGTAACAACAACCGGATCAGCAGCGGTTACACCAGCAATGAGAGCACGGAATGCCGTCACTCCACCAGTAGTATCGGCTACAGTGTAACCATTAGTTGCTAGATCAACAAAGTTGAAAGACGCAGCAGCTGCCGAATCAATAACTTTCTGTTGATATGCATGGGCAGCAGTCGTTTGACCACGGAACCATACACTGATCGGCAGCTTGCCAGCCGTTGAAGTCCAATGAGTTAGGTTATTGAAAACAACCTTATCGGGTTGGAAATTGAAAGTGAATGTGTGAGCAGTACCAGCAGAAATAAACTGGAACGCCTCAGACATAGATTGCCCTAGAAATAGGTCGGCCATTTTATCTCCTTATGCTTTAGTGGATAGAAGGGTGACGATATGCGAGTCATCAAGGATCGCTGCGTTGAAATACGCAGTGAAGCCCATCGACTGGAATCGATTCAAATAATCATTGAAACCAAGTGGCTTCATGATCATTTCGGTAGCAACCTCGTCGATACTGATATACCCATAGGCATTAGCTCCAACGAATGTGTTGTTATAAACTGGAGGAGACGCGCTGGAATACTTGACGAGTGTCGAAGTGACCCAGCGCGCTTCCTCGGTAGCGCCGAATTCAGACTGGAGAACAGCGTCTTGCGCGCCATACTGCGAAGTCGGAACGAATGCATTCAGAGCGCGAATGTCTGGTTTCAGGTTAACGTGAGCCACTACCCAAAAAGCCGATTCTACAGGACCCGTACCAAAGCGCGAAGCGCCATCAATGACAGGAGTCATCTTCTCAGTATCATTATCATCAAGATACTGAATCGCCCTATCGACGTCAGCCTGAGAAAGTTCAGTTACAGCGTTTCCATTCGAGCCGTTAAGGCAAGAAATCTGCGCTACCGAAGCATCCCAAACGTCACGAGTCACCTTGTCTAGCATGGTATGCATGCACTGGCTAAGGTTATCAGCGGTTTCTGAAGCGGTATCGTCTTCAACAACCAGCAAGACCTTGCGGCTAAGAAGAACAACCTTCCCAAACTCCTGAACCTGAACGTTAATATCAAACTTTGTTACTTGTTCAGGTGATGGATCGGCATCTTCGCTCAAGACAACCGGATCGGAATTTAAGTTCTCTTGACGACGGAAAGCCATCGTACTAGTACTCTTCGTAGGTAAACTAAAAGCTCGCCCAAAAAGATTGTGCACATTCCTAGGCTTAGAACGCTGTAGTAGCGCTCTGTGAGCCCATCGATCCGACATCGAGCCGTAGGCTGATGTATCGGTAATTCCAGTGGCCATTTAGACCCCCCAATTAAGCTACCGCCTCTTCTTGCGATCGGTTCTCCACGTACGATACTCATCGTCCGACATTGACATCACATCGACCGCATCGTTAAGAGCTGCGGCCTTAGGGATTCCACCAGGAGAACCAGCTACTGGTTTCTTCTCTACTTTTGGCTTTAACTCTTGACGCTGCTTAGGTGTCAATGCGTTCATCAATAGATAAGCCTCTTCATATCGATTTTGAGCTTCACCGATTGCGTTTCTAAGGTTAGGTCTCTGTTTTAAAAAAGTTTCTAAGTTATCTTCAATGTACTGTGACTTTTCTGGATTCTGCGAAATCCAGAGAGATTCTTGGACTTTTCTCACTATCGCTGCTTCAGAACGACTAATGTCGTTCTTCACTTCTGCTTTTGTCGGAGCTTCGTATTGAGACTCATCTTCTTCTTTTGGTTCAGGCTTTATGCGCTGCTCCTTAAGATATTGATTCTCAACTTCTGCTCTTTGTCTAGCCTCTCGCTCGGAATGCCTCTTAGCTCGTTCCTTTTGAAGAGCCGATAGCGGTACCATTTTCTCCTGCTCGACGGGCGCATCCGCGCTTTGCTCGATTTCAGGAGATTCCTGCACTTCGTCCATCACTTCCTGAGGTTCGGTGTCCTCGTCCATATTTTCTCCCGTTGTACATGGCTTGCCGCCACGAGGCTGCACTAGTTTAGTTAGTGACTCTTGGGAGCGCTCCCTTAGCTTGAAGGTAAGCTGCTCCCTTGGTATTGAAATCCACTTTCAGTTTCTTATCTGCGCCTCTAGCTGGAACTACCCAAAGAAGTTCGCAAATTTCTTTTTTGTTATTCACGACAAAAACAATTTGATTCGTCATGAATGGTGGTAGCTTATGTGTCACGACTGGTCTTGATATGTGGAACTCGCCAGAACCCGCTTGATCAAACTTCCCGTGGAACACTACGTAATATGTTCTATCAAGATGCTTGCAAGCGTTCACGACCTCTTCGACATATTTATCTACCAGCTTCTTCAGAGCCTCTTTCTCGTCGATAAAATCGCGAGGAAGAATCAACCCTGAATGCGGACACGTTGCTAGCATTACATTCCAGCCTTACCGCGAAGACTGTCTTGTTGCGCCTGTGCTTTCTTCAGAAGCTTATTAGCTTTCTGCTGATCAGCATTGCCGCCAGGACCGCACATAGGTGCGACTTCACGAGCAGCTTTAACAGGATTCTTCGAGTACGAGCATAGGCCTTTGACCGACGTCATCGAACCACCATTGCCTTTTCCGTTATAGGGCATTTAAAACCTCTTGATTGATTTGTTGTTGAGCCGCCTGAAGCGTCTGGTTTTCAGAGCTACCCTGCGTCTCGGAGTTGATTTGATCGCTTGTCGACTCAATCTGAGCAGAGACTTTCTCACGAGACATTATTTCTTGCTGCTCTAGAGAATTTACAAATTCGAGTACTCGCAAGATCCTCTCATCTTCCATCGATGCGATCTCTGTGATCGTCTTCGCTCTAGCAAGAGCGGCCTGAGCCATATTCTCTTGTGCCTCACTAGCGCGTTCAGCTGCGAGACCAACGTCGGCAATTACGCGAGCACGACGCTCTTGAGCCAAAGATGTCATCTGTTCTTTCTGAGCATTTGCAAGCTCCATCGCCATGCGCTCTTGCTCGTCGATCTTCTTCTGTTGTTCAGCGACTTTCTTCTCTTGCTCTTCAATCGCAGCTTGCAGGTCGGACATACCAGACATCTGCAATGCTCGGATGATCTCAGATTGCGGAACGTCGACAATGCCATCGCGCTTGAGATTGACCAGCTCGTAGTAGTAAGCATCTTTCTGCGACTTAGAACGTACACCCTCTTTGATAACAGCATCGTATTGCTCGAACTGCTGCTCATAGAACTGCTCTGTCGGCTCTTCATTCAAAATTCTATTTACTTTACCACGAGGATAATGGTTTTGGATGCATGTTAAAACTAAGCTCCCAAGGATCTGCTGCGACTGATCAATGTTGTCGAAGACCTTGCGATTGCTCATCAGATTTTGAGCGATTTGAACTTGCGCGAGACGACCCGATAGTAAAGTGTTTCGCTTCTCATCCATACCTAACGACGCTTGGGTAACATTCCCAAGCGTTAATGTTAAGTCGTCTAATACTTTCTGATATTCTATGAGAGCCGGATTAGCCCCCCCGCCCTGCAACTGCTGCACAGACTCCAGGCCCTGAGGAGCCTTCTCGGGATCTGCATCTATGCCAATAAGACGATTTTGCCCCGATTGCTGCATATCTGTGGGGTCGGGAACACTGCCGATCAGGTATTTGTAGCCTGTAGATATAGTGCTATCCATCATATCTATGATCTTCATGTGCCGCTTATTGAATTGCCGTTGAGCGCTCCATTGGCAGGATGCCATTCCTTGGATGCGCTGCGAAGGCATCCAGATCGATGGTTCCATATAGCAGATGCACGGAACAAACGGGTACGTCTCTACAATTCCGGTAGTGTCTTCGCCAGTGAAAACATGCTGCCCGTTGAGCATCACATGCATTTCAACGTAGGGACGAGAGACTGTACGAACTTCGACATTTGGCATCTGTGCCATGTCTAGTCCCATAACTTCAGAGTCGCTTCGATCATCACGAAGACGCTTCATTCCAACTTTGAGACGCTTCTTTTCGTCAGACGGAAGATCCGTGATATCTCGATAGAATCCAGTGTCTACATCGACGAGAAACTGACGCTCACGTGTCGTGCGACGATAGTATTGATCGTATGCGAGGAGATTGCGATTACGAGAGAAGGTGGTGAAATTTGGATGATAGCTAAGGAACTTGTCATCACGGAAACCGACTGCAATTGCGTCGATCTCAGACGGATCAACGTCAGGAAGAAGCTGCTTCGCGTAGTCTCTACTGATTAGATCGCGAGTAATCGAGTATGCGCAGTCGACGAGGTCAAGATGCTCAAAAGTCGGATCTAAATAAAAGCTGTTATATGTACGCTTAAAGAATTTAATATCACCATTAACGAAGTCTTTTGAATAGTCCATGCGAATACCGCACAGGGAGATTCCGCTCTTGAAAGATTCATCACAGGCGTCTAGAAACTCTGGATAGCCACTGCCTTTGTCCCATACATAGTAACCAATCTTTGTTAGTTGGTCGGCTGTCTTTTGGTCAGATCCCTCGACAGGGGCATAGATTACGGAATTGATATTATCGCGCAGATACCCGGAAAAAAACTGCAAGGGACGTCGCATGATATTGAGCTCGATCGGCTCGCGACCTTCCTTAATAAGTTCCCGTCTCTCAGTATCAGACCATGTATATCCGGACGCTGCTAAGGTGTAGACTTTGGCATCTTGAATAAAAGGAGCCCAATAGTCGTGGGCATACCTATAGTTTTCTTGAAACTCAGCTGTTATCGAACGATCGCTCATCGCTTTGACGGCATGGAGACCCCATCATTCATGATGGGGAGGAAACGCCGCTCCTCTTTTGGCTAAAGTTTCTGTTCGTGTTCTCGTTTTCTCTCTTTTCTGCTATACTACAGCTTGCTTTTGCAGAGTCTGCTATATCGCAGTAATGCGGTAGTCGTGCGACCAGGGATGCGATTAAGTCTTTGCAACCGTAGTCCCCTAAGACGGGTAGGCGTGCCCAC